TTGAGGTCTGTATTTGCTTGACCCATATCACCAGAACTAGCGGACATACCGTCTAGGTCAGAACGAAGTTTATCAACAGACCTCTGAAGTCGAATAATAGTCTGGTTGTTATTGTGCAGAGTGTTCTGGTCAGCAAGACATTCTGACATCCGAGACTCAAGAGAAACTATCTCATCTTCATATGTTTTGCGTTGAACTTCTGCCTCATCCATTGTGGTCTTGAGTTCTTTCGCTTTAGTAGTCGCAGAGTTCTTCTTCTCTTGGCGCAACTCTTCTGCAATGTCTTGGTCACACGTAGGACACACTTCATTCTCATCAAAGAACTTTGCTTCTTTAACTACAGACTTTACCTGTGTCTTAAACTGAGCATAGTACTGGTCTAATTTCTGTTTGTTTGCACGGACAGTAGACAAACTATCGGTAATGACAGGTAACAGTGTACTGACTGTCTCAGATAACGTACCGTTTGTCGCATTTAGTTCTTCAATCTCGGTCTGGAGTTCAGAGATATCACCCTCTTTATCCTTACGCTGTTGAGTATTGATAGCAGTCAAATCACGGATATACTTCTTCTGTGCATTGATCTTAGTCTTAACCACTTCAATAGAATGGGTGTTGTGCTCAAGCTCGCCTTTGAGAATAGAGGTCTTTTCCTTGAGTAAAGTATTCATCTTTGAGAAGATATTAATGTCAAGGAGGTCTTCGATCACGTCACGCCGAGAGGTGGAGTTGAGTTGCATGAACGGAACAAAGGACGACGAACCTAGAACAACAATCTGGTGGAAACTCTTGTGAGACATCTGAAAGACATTCTTCTCAAGAATATCCTGATACTCTCTCGCGTGTGAACTCTGGTTAATCATACTATTATCTTTCCAGATTTCGAACTTGGCCGGTTTAATGCCTCGGACTACGCGGTACTGTACACTATTGACACTAAAGGTAACCTCAGTTACACAATCTTTATTGTTGATTGTATTGACCAATTGGTTTTTGGTAATCTTCCGGTGTGCCTTACCGAACAATGCAAACGATAATGCATCGAGCATTGTAGATTTTCCTGCACCATTCTCACCAACGATTAAGTTAGTAGAACTATCTAGGAAGTTTATCTCATTATAATAATCTCCCGTTGAAAGAAAATTTTTCCATTTAAGTGTTGAGAAGACCAACATTAGGGAGTTCTCCATTGTACATTATATAATATCATGCAATTTCTACGCTCTGTGCTTCAATCATTAATTCTGATACTACAGCCTTAATACGTTCTTTGTCTAAGTCAGTATCTACTTCTTGTATATAATTATACACTAAAGTTTCGGTGTCGTCAATAGTAATATCAGTATTACTTACATTTTCTCCACGAAACTCTTTGAAGTCTTCGGCAATCTTCAGTTCGTGTATCTTCTGCGACTGAATCTTATCAACATATCTTTCAAACTTCTGCATATCAGACCGATTAGAAACAATCAGCTTAACAAACTTACCGTCCAGATAAGACATATCTTCGAAGTAATTAATAGTATTTTCATCATAATATATCTTATGGAATAGTGTGACCTTATTCTGTACTGGGGTCATCTCACGAGTTTCTGTGTCGTAGATGTGGAAGTACTTGGGGTCATGGGCATCGTTCCAGAAGAACTCCATCTGCGCACCAAGGTAAATAATATTACCCTTGCTAGATTTAGTGTGGAAGTGTCCGGACAACACGGTTTCAAAACGTTCTAAAGGTTTTGGATCCATACCACTGTGACAAACAACACCCTTATCCATCTCAAACCCTGCGAGTTCGAAGTGGCCGCCAATGACATCAGCACCACAGTTCTCTAAGAAAGTTAAAATCTCTTTCTCATTCTCAGGGCAAATCCAAGGGACAAGACCAAACTTGACACCACCATAATCACGGACGATAGGATCCATTAGGATGTCTACCTCATTGATATAGTGACCTAACAATTCCTTCAAGGAGTTTAGTTCAATGGTGTTCTTGAAATACACATCGTGGTTGCCTGGGATAATATCCATGTGAATATTATACTCGCGAAGTTTATCCAAGAAGATGCGTCGATTGTGGTTTAACGCTTTGAGGTTGATGGTTTTTCGATTGTCATAGTAATCACCCAAATGTAAAATCTGGGTAATACCGTTCTCTAGGAGATATGGGAAAAACTCTTCAGTATAAAATCTCTCCTGATACTGCATGAAAATATCAGAGGAGTTGCGACACCCACAGTGGGTATCATTCAGTATTGCTAGCTTCATAAAAGACTCAACTCGATTTATATAACTGCTATTATACTACAATGAGGGGGTTGTGTCAAGTCTTTTATTATTCAATCCAACCCGACAAATCTGAGTCAACGTTTACTGCTCGCCTCTTTCTTTGTTTTTCTTCTTTGATATACTCTTTAAATTCGGTATCTGCACTCTTAACAACATCAATACGTTGTCTCAAGGTATCAAGGAAAGGTGAACTCTGTTGATGAAAGGAACCGCCTGCATCATCTCCCACGAATGAACTGATGTCTGCTTCAGCAATATACTTCATTTTGATGTCTTGTTGTTTCTTTTCTTTTTGAATTCTTCGGAGGAATGCATACCATGATATCTGTGTGAAGTATGCGAATGCATTGGGTTTCCCAGAACGGGTAGCCGCTTCAATATCATAGTTTTCAATTGCTTTGAGACAGTTCTCTACTGCGTCCATCACCATCTCTTCACGATAGGTGTAACGAACGAAGTTCGCTTTATGGGATAATCCCTCTCCAATCTTTAGAAAGCATGAAGCAATATAATTAGTTACCACGGGACGAGTGCCACCCGATTCTTTGGATTCTTTTACAGTGATGCAATATTCTACAACTGCATTAGAGAATTCTCTATTGTTCACGTAGTGCGGTTTTTCTTTAGGTTTCATTATATATCACTCGATTAATTTAAGGTCTATTATAACAGATTAATACGTCTGTGTCAATCAATTATCTGAACTCTTTCCCTCAATCCGCTTGTAGAGAATCTATGGGATCTCTCATTGAAGTATAATTGTATACCTCGTTTCCTACATATGTCTTTACCTGTAAAATCCTTGTCCCTATACTCGTCCCCCAATATACGGAGATCTATTTGATACATAGAAAGGATATCTTCAAGGTCTTGCTCAGTAACATACGGAATGATCTCATCAACATACCCTATGGCGTTTAGTTGAGAGTATCTTTCTACTATGGTCTGTACCGGAGAGTTTTTACAGTCTCTGTCAATAGAGGGATCTACCTGTAGGCCGCATATGAGATAGTCGCAGTGTGCCTTCGCATCTCGCAACATAGTGACATGGCCTGCATGTAACAAATCAAATGATGAACAAGTAAATCCTACTATCATAAGTTTTTTTATTATTTCCTTGACAAATGGAGTTTTATAGTGTATAATATCTTTACTGTCCCAGAGGGGTATATACTAAATTAATTGGATACCATTCCTGTTACATCAGAGTCTATCAATCTAGTTTCTTTATCCATATCATCTAAAAACTCATCTAAAGACATTTCTTCATTAGAACTATCTGTATAAGTCTCTTCGATATATTTAGCCATCTCTTCAATAGCCATAGAGTATTGGTCTGTCATTTCTTTGGTAGGTGTTGCTAGAGACAAAATCTTGTCAGTAAAAATGATTATGACATTCATAGGAGTATCTTGATACACCATGAAAGTTTTAAAAGTAAAAAACTTATCACCATTCTTTAAAGTATTCTGCATAAGACTCATTGCATTGTTAACTACAATAGTATCTCCAGTCTCTTCAAGCACTTCACATATAACTTCTTCACCAGTAACTAATTTAAAATGTCTAATCGAAGTACTCATCTGTATCAGTATCCTTTGATAATATAGGTTTTAAGTCAATAGGATACACTTTATAAGCAAATCCTTCCTTAGTATATATCTTAATCCTTTCAGCGCTATGTCTCAGAGTAAAATTCTTATGAGAGTTGACATGGAGATCATCAGCGATATCAATAAGCTTAGTAGTCCTACCATCATCAGACTGGCGCAGACCACGCCCAACTGATTGGAGGACTTTAACTTGAGATTTGGATGGAGTCGCAAATACAATATTGTGCAAGTTGCGGATGTTGATGCCAGTGCTGAAAGTCCCAAGAGAAGCAACAATAATAGAGTCATGTTCTTTTTCTACGATACCTCGTATACGTTCGCGATCAGTAGCATCTACCTCACCGGAAACATAAAACACCTTACGTCCCTCAGCTGCCATAGACTTGATCATCTCATATAACACCTTACCGTGCTTCTCAACAAACTGAAACATAACTAAAGTATTACCCGTTTGATCTATTGCTATCTTACTTATAAACTTATTACGTGGTTCATATGTGACAATATAATCAAGTTCTTCTTGATAGTTCTTGTCTTTCATCATATTACAGATATCACTATGATACCTTAACAGCAGAATTGATATGTCTAACTCCGCTAGTTGTTTATTCTTTTGCAATTCTACGGTTCTAGTTACCGTAAACGTAGGCCCAAATAAACCTTCCAGTACTAGTTTATTAGTCTCAGTACCATCTAGTGTTCCTGTAAGACCAAATCTATACTGTGCTTCTGTACACTTGTCCATCATACCAGAGAGAGACTTTGCTTTGAAAAGATGTACTTCATCTCCAAAGACTGTGTTAAACTGTTCAAACCACTCTTTACCAAACTTGTAGATTGACTGCCATGTAGAGATGATAATCCTCTTATCAGTGACCTTCTCCTTACCAGAGTAGATCTTATGACAGAACTCATCCACGTCATAACCGTAGTCGGCAAAGTCTTTATACATCTGTTCAACCAGAGAGGTGGTTGGGACAATGACCAATATCTTCCCTTCGGTCACTTCATAACAATACCGGAGAAGATTGTATATAATGAAAGACTTACCACTACCCGTAGGACTCAA